GCTTGCTTAACCGTATACCTCTCGGTATACGTCCGTGAGATTCTGTTTGTACATCTAACATAGACATATAGAAATACGCCTGTGAAAGATAATACTTCTCAGAGACCTCATCACGACGGGTTTTGAACTTTGGGGCATATGTTGTTATACATGCCTTGGGTTCGCCGAATAGTACTTTTGATGAAGTACCACTCGTTCCCCGCAGTGAGATGAAACCCATATAGATATCATCTCCGGCATACTCATCAAAAAGCATCTGAACTTTATTAAAGCCCAGATACTCCTTCCACGCCTTCACGAACACTCCCTTTCTCTTCTCTTCTGCTTTAGACATAAATAGTTTGAAACTACGTACAGTCCTTATGCAAAATCGATATAGCGTAGGGAACGTCCTCAAAAACGCAAAGTTGGTGAGCGATCGCCAGCCCTCGAGGGCCGCGTAGTCAAGCAAAGCTCCGTTCGTTGTGATCGGAACTCTGTAACGTAGGGGTGTTATATCGTGCCCCCAACACGCAAAAATACCACAAGCCTCACGGACTGCATCAGCAGCATAGAATGATTTGTTGTCATTCACCTTGAGTCCGAAGTCCTCTAAAAGCTGGAGAACTTTCGATGTGGATAAGGACGGTATTATTATATCGTCACCGTAAAGACGAATGGCGTTGAAATACTGAGCAACGTCACGATGTTCGATGGAACTACCGAGGTAGTCCCAAAGCGCGTCTTTTAACTCCTCCGGAGGAACACCATTGTGCTTCTCATAGAGGGCAAGACAAGTTCCGAGTACAGCAATGGCCGTAAAGACCAATGTCTGCACAGGAAAAGTCAACGCTGAACCCATGCCTGCATACATCGTAATATCGATGTTGTAGACACTCTTGGTTTCGGCTACCCACGATCTTCCGCATATCAGCTGATGAAGCAAATCTCCACTAAAGAGGTTCGCTACCAGCAGTAAGGAAAGCCTATCAGAGGCTTCCTTGCAGTCGATTGTAATGGGTCTCCAGTCCTCCATTCCAGGCATTGAGCCTTTCATGGCAAGTCGCTGTGAGAACGTCTGGTCCGAGAATTTGATAAATCTGCTAGCATTGACCGAATCCGTCTTGTCTACATTATAGTAGATTTGGCGTTTAAGGCTCTGCTGCGCATTCATCATTTCCGGAGGTTCCATAGTTATTGGTCTCACTGACTTAATATCTTTAGGAACAAACTCAAGTTTTACATACCTTGGTCGGCTCTTCAAAACATAGGGACGTTCGAGTGTGTCATCAGTATATAGTTGGTTCGTCTGGATAGTAGGGCGACTGTTGGCCTGTTTTTCAGGTACGGTTTTCCATCCACCAGACGTGTTCCCAGGGCCGTGGCTACCAATGTAAGATGTGTTAATCTCAGCATCGTATAGCCATGTAATAACGGCTCTAAGAGCACTAACTAACTCAAAGTTAGGTAATTCAAAGTTTCCAGTTTCAACCTGTCTTGCGATCCAAGCTGTATCAGCTGAATCCTCCAAGTCAG